ACATAATCATGTATACTTTTACCTCCTCTTGACTTAGAAGAAGGAATTGTTTCTATTACACTTGGTAAATTAAATGTATTTGAGTTAGAGGTATTATCCTTTTTTACCCCATAAGGAGTACCTGAATTTTTTGCTAAATTTTGTAAAGATGAGTAGTGTTTAGGCATGTATTAAGTTTAGCAATCGCACCCACAACTTCCGTCGCAAAGTTCAAAAGCTTTTTTATATTTATTATCTGCGTCTTTTATATATCCTTCTTGGTTTCCTAATTCTGCATTATCAGCTTGGATTAAAGCGTACTCTGCAGATTTCATAAGCAAAAATATTTTTTGAGCTTTTGCTAAAGATGTTGCGCATTTTGCACAATCGCATGCACAATCAATAAGCTCATTAGTTAGTTTAGTTAAACAACAATCTATATCACAAGCTAGTAATACAGCATTTTCATCTAACGTGTTACCATTTATCTCGTAAGAAATTTTAACAACACCAGAAGGATTACCTATATCTTCTGTAGCTGTTATAATACTAACTGAATCTCCACTAGATGTTATAACTGCCGTAATAGGCGCAGCATTTAAAACAGTTCCTGCCATGTTTTTAAACACAAGATTTCCTGTTAAAGGAAAAGGAGCGTTAGGATTTGCGTATGATACAACTGTATTTATATAATTACAGTCATTAGTTGCAGTTACTTTTAAAGCTTGAATGTATGCTACAGGCATGTTGTTATATTTTTAAATTTTTAAGAAAAAAAAGACCAACAGGGGGACAATGCCCCCTGTAAGTCTAATTAAGTTAAAGTATTATGATATTGCTACTAATAATCCAGTTTGAACATATTCTACGTAAACTGTCAATTTTCCAGCTGTAATAGTATTTGTTACGTTAGTAAGAATTATCTCCTCATCTACAGAACAATGTGTAATTGTAGCTGCATTTAATGCTGCATGTACAAGAGTTGTTGCTGCATCTCCTGATATTGCAGGATTATCAATTAAAGTACCTCTCGCACCTTGATCCCACACATTACCTCCAGCACTAATTGCTATTGTTGCAACGAATGCGTCATCATTACTAGTTATTCCTAACTTAGGAGCAGCTGCATCTGAGCCACCACCTGTTAATGTTTCGTCAACGAAGTACCAAGCTCTTGTGATTATAGCTCCTTCAGGAATAAATACTCCTGATTTTACTACATCACTTGCTGCTATCGGAGTTAAAGCTGTTAAATCAAATCTAGCTTTAGCTATCATAGTATGTTGTGGATTGCTTATTTGTGTTATTTGTCTATTTGCCATTTTCTTTTATTTTTTATTTATTAATATTATAGGTTTACGTTAGCAAATCCAACACTTGCCATGTAAGGGTTAAGCACTCCTTGTAAAGCTGAAGTTAAAGATCCTGTATCATTATCAAATGCAATGCTAATTTCAATTAAATTATCTACACCGTTAATTTGAGAAGATGAAGAACCATCTTTTGTTGCTACAATATTATACATATCATAAGTCTCTCCAGTATCTACTGTACTAACTGGAGTAATAGGCTGTGCTATTCTATTGTAGTAACCATATTGATTACCCATTAAAGACTCTTCAAAAGCTTTTACTGCGAATCCATCACCATATCCAGGAGTTGCATCAATTACATTGTCTGTAATTGTATAAGTCTGAGTAGTAACTGGATTATTAGCAATAATAGTTTTAAATACTACTGGTTCATAATCCCAACTGTTTCCACTTTGACACGTATCACCTCTTTTTGCTCCTGTAAAAGTTACAGTTGCAGTTGATAATGTAGCTGTTGGATTTAACCAATCTGGTACACTAGTTAATGCATTAAACGCATCAATAATTGCTTGTCCACTATCTGCAATAACAGATCCGGATGCAATTGTTGTAGCAAAACTAAATATTTCTTGTTTTCCTTTACCATTAAGAAAAACAAATTTAATATCAAGTTCTTTTCCTCCTACTGTTGCTGCTGCTGTAGTAACTGGTAATAAAGTAGAAGTTTGTGCAGCTGCTGCTACATAACTTTTACCGCTCCAATTAATTACATCTCTCCCGTAAAACCAAGGAGATACAATATTTTTTGTTCCATTTCCTTGTACTATTCTTATTTCTGCTGAATCTGCAACTGTTTCACCAGCTCCTAAAGATGTCCATCCGTTTTGAGTTCGTTTCTGCACATCAAGTGCGTTATCAGCTAATAACCCTGCAGAGTAAGATACTGCTGTGTCATCACCGACCATTAAATGTCTTGCCATTTTTTTAATTTTTATTTATTACTATTTATTTTTACCCTCCTCTATTTGATTAGTTTGGTACCTAGAATCTTGAAAAGTTTCTAAAATACTACTAACAGTCATGTCCACAACCTCTTGATGGTTATGTTCGGGAAGCTCACAACTTAGCCCCAAAGATAATGAAATCTTCTTAGGTTTTCTTAAGTACGTTATTTTTACCTTCTCTATTATAAATATATCACTTGTGTATATATCAATTTGATTATTTCTTATAGTTACTAATGGAGAAGATGGTTTTGTATTGTTAAATGGGTCATTTAATAAAGTAAATATATCATCATGCTGTACATATTTATTTGCTGCCCATTCTGTAGAATTAAATACAGTAGCTTCTCTAAAAGCTCCTGCAGATAACGATAAGTATTTAGCGGGTGAAAATTGATTTGATGGGTCATCTGAAGCTATTGCTGGAGATGAAGATCCTACTAATTGTGTTACTAAACTAACACCTGACGTTGCATTTGTTACAGAAGCATCCCAATTAAACCATGAGTGCACAGAATCATCTACTGTTATAATTATATTATTAGGTCTGTGTATATCTAAATACTTTTCCCAATATATAGAAAAACCTGGTTCCCAATTAACTGGGTCTAATAAAATTTTTCTATACTCTTCTATATCTTGAGGAAATATAAGACCTGCAAGTAAACTAGGCTGTACAATCCAAGCTCCCCCAAGACTAAAATTTGATGGGTCTGCCATCACTGAAACTGGGTAAACTAATTGAGAATTATTATTTAAAAAGAATGTATTAAAATTTACAACAAAATAATTAACATCTACTGCAGCTGGATTTTTTACAATAAAATTTATAGGGCTACAATTGTTTTGAACAACATAAGACCTTTGATTTATTAAGTATAAATAATCATCAGGTAACTCAAAAGTATCTACAAACACTTTAGAAGAAATTTGTTCTTTATATGTTACTGTATCTTCATACTCTCTAATTAAACTACGTAAATCATCAATTCGTTTTTGAGATACTTCAAACCCTTGACCATTCCTAATAATAAGTCTATTATTAATAAATCTAGTTTGAGCTTTATTTAACTCAATATCTATCTCTTCGGATAAAAGCAAATCAGCTTGGAGTGAATTTATTTTATCCACTCCTTGCTTGATTGCTAAATGCATCTCTTGTATATTCATATTATACTAACGATAATTCTTTTAATTTTGCTCTTAATATTGTTAATTTACCAGAATTCTTTTTATCCTTTAAGTGGATAACTGCATCCTCTGTTGTATCTCCAATAACTTCATCAATAAAAATTATTTGATTTCCAATTTTCCTTAAAACTCCAGCTGAAATCATTTCTGCAATCTCTGCTTTTAATTCTAAATTTTTATCTGTTGCAATTCTTAAAAACTTCTTTGGATCAGAATTCTTAATTTCATATAAAGCATTTTCTACTTGGTCTCCATTCATCCTGTCAGGATTAGTATTAGACATCAATCTTAAAATTCTCTTCATATTTGATGAGTTAGAAGTCACTTTAATAAATTCTTTATCTGCATCTTTCCTAACTTGGATTTCATTATTCCTAACTTTATCCTGTCTAGTTAAATCTTGAATGTAGAATTTTTTAGTTATATCTGACACCATCTCTTCTTTAGTTAAAGCTACATGCGGGTGTTTCATCGCAAAATTATATTTGATGTAGTCCATAATACTAATTGGATTTCCATCTGTATCTTTTCCTATTTCTAACTCAACGCCTGTAAATCCTACAGGAATTGTCATATCTGCCCAAAATGTTTTAGAATGCTTAGGCCAATCACCATGATCAGGGTTTACATCTAATATTCCATCTAGATACTTTTTTTCATCTTGTGAGTCAAAACCTTTTAAAGGTTGTCTATTTACATAAACACTACTTAGTTTGTAGGTTGCTTCGGCTCTTACTGCTTTAGGGAGGTGACCTGCTAATTCCTCTCTTCTGATAAATACTTTTTTACTACTCATAATCTTAGTTCTTTTAAAGTTTAAATTAGGTGGATGTAAAGAATAACTCTCCGGGTATATTATAATTAATTAAAGCAGCGGGGGATTTCTCCCCCACAACCTTAATCAAAAACCAATATATAGACGCAAATTAATGCCAAATTAAGACGCTACACATGTAATATCAAGCGAAGTATCAAATCTCTTAAGAGCAATACCTGCTGTCTTTAACATATGTACCGACGCACCGTCTACATCAGACGCTCTAGAAGAACTTGAATCAAATCCTCTTGGAACTACTGATCCAGCTACACACCATCTCATTGCTTCACGACCTTTCTTAGAAATCATTTGCAAATTGTTTTGTCCATCATAATTAGACTGATCAACAAAGACCATTCTATAAGACTCAAGAGAGTAACCTGTAACAGGGTGCTTACCACGAGCTTGTGCAACTGCACCGTGATCAAATAATGGTAATTTTACCACATTCACAGTGTGTCCATCTACGTGCTCGTAGGACGTAAAGTAACCACTCATTCCTAACGATCTTCCAGATCCAGTGATAAAACGATTCTCTCCACCTACTTTCCATGATCCTGTTGCACCTTGGAAGTGATTTTTAAGAGCCTCATCAAATTCTCTAGCACCACCAGTACCAGTATAAAGAGTTACTTGTTTTTGAGCAGCATCAGTCATTCCGTAGAATAAGTCACCGATGATGTTCTTTAATTTTGTTTCAGTCATTGTAGAGTAAGTGTCAGTTTCAACAATTTGCTCTAAAAGACCAGGACCTACAATTACAGGCTGTCCATTCTCGTCTTTCATATGAGTATGTCCGTTTGCATCATAAGTTTTTTGTCCGTACCAGTAGTACATTTCACACTCTTCTTTAAAGTCAAGCATGTGTAAGTACTCCTCGTAATCCATCCATAATTTAGTAGTAGATCCACCTTTAGTTGGTAAAGAGAATTCAGCTACAAAATCTTTTGCATTTCCAGACATGTGGTAAGATTTTCTAACTGTAGTTAGTTTGTTTCTTACTTTTCCTGGAGTTTCCCAGTTTGAAGCATTTCCTCTAGAGAAATCAACTCCTACTGGTGCATACATTTGTGCCCAAAGTGCTCCTGCAGTTGCATCAGCTGCTGCTAATGTTGCTGTAGCTACTGGGTTAACTAATTGTAAAGTGTATGTCCATGCTGTACCACCTGCTGCTTGTTGTGGTTCTTTCATAATACGTGCTTGAGTACCTCCTTGAGATACTAATACGTAAGGAAATACAAAGTGTTTATCAGGGAATTCAATCTCGAAAGACGCTCCTCCTAAACCTATATTTGTTGTTGATGCTCCGGTAGCTGCTACTGGTCTCGTTCTTAATCTGTGCGTTGCCACACGGTACTCATATTCTAAGTTGTCAATAGACTTAGCATTTCCAACACCTTCAGTTAAGAAAGATAATGGGAATCTTTTATCGTCTTTTCCAGATAAATGAGTAATAATAGGAGACAGTTCAGTTGGTTTGGATAACATCGCATTTGCCAGACTGTTCATGTCTGTCATCTGTGAATCGTTATAAAACGTTTTTTGAACGCTTATATTTGTTCCATTTACTGCCATTTTTATTTATTTTATTTTAGGGTACCTATTTCCCTGTTCAGGTATATTTTTAAAGACTAAGATCTAAACTATCTAAATCTACATTCTTACTAACTCTAGATCTTTTACGAGCACTTTTTACAGTGTCTTCATTTTTAGAAATCTTTTGCCTTAAAGATTGTGTAGCTTGTGTCTTAGCTTTTGTTGTTATAATATTTTTTAAATTGAATCCTTTATACATTAAGTAGTCAATAGCTAATTTTACTTCCATATCAGCTTCTGAATGATCAACATCTCTTTGTGTATACCCTTCTTTAGAGATAGGTTTTGAGAGATAGTTAAAGAATTTTGACTTTTCTTTTTCTGGGACTTGTAGTCCTTTAAATTCTTTTGACTCTTGTATAGTGTTAGATACATTATTCCAAAATTCTTGTTGCTCTGCTTGTTGTTGTTGTACAACTTCTCTTTGGTTTGTAAGCATTTGTTCTTTTTGCTGTGCTTGTACTTTACCTAAAGCTTGTCTTGCTTGATCTGCTTTAGAGTGTAACTTTCCAGAGTCTTCATAATCTCCAAGCATTTCTTGTATAAAATCTTTATCGTGACCTTTTTGAGTAAAGTAGTCTGATAAAATTGCTTTTTGACTTCTAATATCATCTTGTGCAAGTTCAATTTGATTATAATCTAAATTAGGGTCATGAGCTTGCATAAAATTTTCTGATTCTCCTCCAGATAAAACATAATCTAAATGTTTTTTAACTAAAGGAAATGCTTCTAGAACTTCATCAATTCTATCGTCAGCCATTTTTGAAGCTACATCTTTAGTCATATCCGCTAAACCTTCTGATGTATCTGCATACTCTCCATCAAGTTCATATCCTAGCTTTGTTAAAACTTCACTAACAACCGTACTTTCAAGTTCATCTTCTTCAGAATCTACTTCTTCTTTTTCTTCAACTTCTTCTTGTTCCTGTTCTTCCTGCTCTTCTTCTTGAATATCTTCAAGTTCATTAGTAGGAGTTTCTACTTCTTCTTGCACTTCTTCTACAGGACTCTCAATTTCATCAAGAGCAACTGTACTAGCGCCATCACCTGCGATCACATCGTCAAATGTAATGTCGTCTAACTGTATTTTTTCATTTGGGTTCATATATATATTTATTGGTTTTAAGTTACAAATTTACTAATTATATTGATATTTTTTATAGTTTTTTTATTTTTAGGTTTTCTATTATTATATAACACTTATTAAAAATATTTTGATCTATATCCACCTTTTCTCTTAGGTTTAAAAAATTCTGTAGTAGAAGCTTTTTTATAATCTCTTTCAAATCTAGGATTAGTTTTTGATAAAATTTTATGTATATACCCTGTAGTTTCAGTAATAGGTTCTCCAGTTTTTCTATCAGTATAGTACTTAGGAAGTTTATCAACCCAATTAAGATCATCATATATATTTATACCGTCTTTTTTCATTGCCTTTAAAACACCAAATAATCTAGGACCTCCCATATTATATCCTGCTAATTGTTTTGCTAGTTTAACTTGGTCAGTACCTTTATTTATATAAGGTCTTTCTGAAAGATAGTTCATATATTTTTCTTGAGCTCTTGTTGCTTGCCTATAATCAAAAGGGTTAAAATTATCTTTAACTATTCCTCTTTGTTTCATATCAGTAATAGTTATAGGCATAAATTGTGCAATACCCATAGCTCCTGCCTCACTTACTGCATTAGGATTAAATGATGATTCTGCGTATCGTTGCCTTTGAAGAAAAATGTTTCGAGCATCTTTTTCACTTTTTTCTTTATTCATATTTAACAAGTCATAAGATTTATAACCACCCACTTGATACTTAGATTTAAATCCACCTTTATTAAATTTAAAATTAGGATCCTGTTTAATAGCCTCTAAATACTCAGCTTTAGACATTACCCCTTCTACGTTTCTTACTTTAGTGCCTTTTGGACCAAATATTGTAGTAATATTTTGATTACCCCTATTTAAATAATTAGGATTAACAATAGATCCCGGAGGTATCTTAGCTAAATCGTCTGCACTTTTACCAACTGTTGTATATACACCTGCACCTAATTCTAAAGGTAAATCAAATTGTCCTGTAACTGGATTCCAGTTTCCTACATTTTGGGAGTATGGAAATTGAAAATCATTTAAAATATTTGTTCGTGCATTAATAACATCAATAGTTTCATCTCCCGATCCTCTAGCAATTTTTACTACATAAGGGTTTTTTCCTCCATATGTATTAAATAAACTAGTTTTATCATTTGCTCCTGAACCTGCAATCCACTTTTGATCTGAAGTAGTATTTAAAACATCGAAATCAGTATTTTTTTGAATATCTTTATACCCTGTACGTCTTCCTGTAGTTTTTACATCTGGAATAGTAGAACCAAATTTAGCAGCCTCTACATTACCACTTGCATCAACTACTCTATATAATGCATTAGGATCTTGAGTTTTAAATAATTTATTATATCCTTTAACAAGTGCCTTTCCAGGAACAAATGGCAATGCAAATCCTGCAGCATGTAATGCAGCATCACCATACTTTCTTTCTTTTAGACTTTTAATAGTATTCTTAGCATCAATTACTTCTCCAAGGTATGGTGCAAAACTAGCTGCTAATTCTACATTTTCATAGTCTAC